ATGCTTTCAAGTCATCGCAGAATGATTTAAAAAAAGCGAGAACTATTTTTAACAACAGTAGTTAAGTTGTTGATAATGAGTGAAATTTAAATGCAAATAAGATGGACAAAAACACGCATTTTCACAAATACACGCATACAAAAACAAACAATCATTTCGACTAGTCCACTGAACAAAAACCAAGTAGTCCACTGAATGAAAACGCTAGAATCTAGCCAGCAATAAATATAATATCCAGCGCAACCNTAGCAAACAAAGACACCCCCCGTCATTCACGGACAAANCNNGGACAGAATTATATTATATACCCACCACGGGGGTTTCTAGATTTGCCATATATACGTATACCCCTTCAGATTTTTGCAGCAAAACCAAGGGCGCACTCACAGCACACATAGAAAGACCCCCTAGAGAAAACACACAATCCCTAGGAGGTCAAACACACTATATTACACAAACAAAGTTGTTATTAAAAGTCTTCGTAGCTATCATCATCATCTAAGTCCTCNTCCCACTCTATGTCAACCTCATAATCATCACTAGGAAGTAGGGCATCTGTAACGACTTTATTAGCGATAGCAGCTAACCCTAGGGCAGCAAAGCTATTGTTATACTCAACCTCACACTCATGGGGTTTGTCAGCAGCCACTATCAGGTAGTTCTCAAAGTGTTCTCCAAGTATCATCTGACACTGTTCTATTGGGGTTAATTCATCATCCATACACTTAAAGTTCACTAATAGTCTCATTCATATTAAATACCTATTAACATAGTCAAATTATGATTATCACTTATTAACACTTTAAGTGTACCATAGGGGCTATTTACCCCTCCTATTCCCTCTGTCTTGTAAGTCTTTGATATTACTACTGTTATGAATGCACCTTAAATCCAATTATTAACACCTATAGACCCCTTATTTCTCTTATGGAATGTGTTCTCAAACTCTAGGAGTTGTTCTTTAATAAGGTCGTGTTTTCTTTCTTGCATCTTTAGGTCAGCATCTTGGTTCATTTGTTCTACCCAATAGCTGACAGCCATAGATAGAGCATCAAGTCTATCATCATGAGTAATAGCCCCACGGTCTCTTGTTATACGAGACATCTGGTAGAACAGTTGGTACTTTAGTTGGGCTTCTGGTTTATATGAGCTGCAACTATCGTAGTCCTTACGGATAACCTTAGGGTCAACTACGAGCTTATGGTTAGCCATTACAGGCTCTAGGGTCTCAATGATGCGTAGTTCTTTTTGTTTAGAGTGACGGACTTCTTCTATGGTGCATGGGTAAACCTTATTTAGAATGGGTCTAAGTAGTTCAACGAACATACCATCACCGAAGTTAGACTCGACTATGATAGCGTTTACTTTGTGTTCCTTAGCTATCATTGTTAAATTCTTAAGGGTAGCCTCGTCGTAGCCACCAGAGAGACCACCTGCTTCTGGGACAAATAGTGTACCATTGAGCATCTTAACGACGGCATATCCAGTCTCATCCTTACCACGACCAGAGGGGTCAATACTAAGGACACTACCTGTGAACTCTACGTGGTCACCTACGGTGGTCATAGGGCGGTAGTATCTGTCACCTGAGAGTCCGACGTTAGGGATGCTACCATCATACTCAAGGTCAGGGGAGGATGCCCACACAAGTTTCTCAGGTGCTACCTCTTTGTCTATAGGGGTAACGATAAGGTCACTGAGTTTTAGGGGGTATCTATCGACATCACTCAAGCGTGCATCCAGCATGAACTGCATGGCAAAACCAGCGGAACCATAGGATATTTGTCGTTCTCGTAGGTCGATGTTAGAAAAGCGGGTGGGTTCAGTAGAGTCTCCTTCTTTCTCAGAATCAACGCATAGATGGCTCACGTTGCCGTTGTAGGCGTTTTCGTGCTTAGTTGGAGTAATGTATTGCGCAGTCCATACGCGCGTCTTGTAGCCCCTCTCAGACAGCTTATAATAGATTGTGTCTTCACACTGGGGTGTTCCAAGGACTAATACCTTGGAATCATCGTTGGGTTTAAGGATAGCGTCGAACTCTTTGATTTGTTCTGACAGCTTGTCCCTCATGGTTTGGGTAGCACTATTGTTGGGGACTTCTACGTCGTCTGCTACTATGATGTCAGCACGACTACCTGTTAGCTGCGAAGTGACCCCAAGCGACTTGACGGAGGGTGCGTGTGAGGCTGGGGCGAGTCCAACGTCAAAAGATATCTTAGAGAATCTCTGATTTGCTTTAGGTCGCAGGTGTTCCAGTATATCAAGTTCATGGATAATCCTAAGCGTAAATGTCGAGAAATCGTCCGCTCTAGTCTTTGAAGCTGAGACAACAAGGATATTCTTTCGAGGGTCGAGGAGCAGCTGGTGTACGACAAAAGCAGAGCATATCCACGACTTTCCAACTCCTCGGAAACCCTGTATAATAGCTCTTCGGTCTCCTGATTGCATAAAGGAAGCAATCTCATATTGTATAGGGGTAGGGTCTGGAAGGTTGAGTTCCTTCCACACAATGTAAAGGAAGTTACGAAAATCCTTTAACTGTTCAGGGACTTCCATTAATCGTTATAGGCGCGTATCACTTTGTCTACAGCGTCATCTTTGAATGGCAAGACTTTTACTAACTCATTCATAGGGTTGTCGTTGGTTACTGTAGCGGAGATGTTATTATCTTTGAGCATCTGCCGAGCAGCATTAAGGTCACTAGGGGTAGCGTTACCACTTGTAATACGGCTGATAAACTCGTCAATAAGAATATCCTGTAAGTTATTAAGTTTAAGGGACTTGTCACTCATTATTTTAATTCCTTTATGATTTTAATGATTAGATAAACAAACGAGGCGAGACCCACGAATATAGCCACGACAACATTAATATCTGCTAATGTTAGAGTGCCGAGGATACCCATGAATCCGACAAGTGAGGGGAAGTGCTGTGAGTCCATTTTACAAAAATGCTTTTACAATTATTTTAAAATTTGAATTAGTAAATGTAACCTCTGAACCTGTATCTTGATTAAAACCTTTAAATATTCCACCCGCAGAATTACCACCTGTTGTTAAATAAATATTAGTGGCATCTGCTGATAATATTGCTCCAATGCCTGAAGTTCCTGCAGTTGAATGATATGCTTGTGTAGGTTTGATAATATCACCAATAACATAACCTGCTTCCGCAGTTGTACACTTTATGTATAAATCAAATTGAAAAGGTATAGCACCTAATGAATGGGGAAAAGTAGTCTTTGTACTAGATGATATCGTAGTTTCAGCACTTGTAAACTTACTTATTCCTGCGAGATTCGTAAGTTGACTTCCATCAACCGCAGGTAGTTTAGCAGTGCCATCAAGTTTCACTAGGTTGTTCGCACTTGTTCCAACACCGCTAGCAAGTTTACTGTCAGCAATACTTCCTGCTAACTGTGCGCTTGTTATACCACCTGCAAGTTTATCTTGGGTAATACCACCTGCAAGTTTATCGTTAGTGATACCACCAGCTAATTGCGAGTTGACTACGTTACCTATACCGCTACCACCTTCAGGGTCAGCATCTTCTGCTACCTCTTGTGCCACAAACAGGCTTTGTTGGTAAGCCGTATCAAGGTCACTCTCTGACAACCTTGAGCCGTTCTGGAAGTCTATTAAGGATTCCGTTGTGGAAGAACGAAACACACGAATCTTTGAGTAAGCTGTTGGTGCAGCACTCAGAGTGACTGTTGTCGTTCCTCTTGTGGATATTGTTAGTTCCGTCCATGTGCTTCCATTGTGTCCTTTTATGCGGATGTCGTTGATGCTTAGAAACTTAGTGGGTGCAGTGAAGATAGTCTGTGAGAGACCATTTGTGCCACTGCCTGTGGTTGTATATTCAACATATGAGTTTGCCATTGTAGTAGGGGGTTAGAATTTAAAAGATTGGTTTTGGTATTTTTGTATTCAAGATTTCATCACCTTGGAATTGTAGTTCTAGCATTTTATCCTGAAGGTTTTCATTTTCTTTATTAACAAAGCGACTTAATAGAGAAGCGTCTTCACGCATCATTTCTTTAATCTCTTTGTGTTTGGCATTAAGTATTTTTCCAAAATTCAAAATACCTTTGTTTCTTCGAGTGCCTTTATCGTTAGGTATATCAAGCTGTACATCGGTTAGATATTCTCCAGTAGCGTAAGTATTAAGCTCCATTTCTAAGGTAGATTGTCTTAATCGTTCTGCGAAGTGCTGATGTAATGTAACACCGCTTTCATCACGCCACTCGTGCATATTACCTTCAACATAGAAGCCAGCATCTAGTGAGGCATCTAGTACCTGTTCGTGGTCAGACGCAATAACATTTTGATAAGGTTTTCTCTCTATTTCTTTAGGAGACGCGAACCTGTTCCAAGTGTGGTGTATGGTTCTATCATTTGTTACGAATTGACCTGCAATGTCCACCTTACGATTTGGAGTAGCTTTGCCAAAGGCGTAATACATAATTCTATCACTGAATGTACCGCCCTTTAATTCACTGATAGTGTCTTGAGCCGTAGCATAGCTAGTGACTTTTCTAGTCCATGAAGGGACTGGTAACGCATAACTAGCCGCAACTTTAGCGACCATAGCACTGAATCTTTCGTCGCTTCCTGAAAACAACCCATCTAGGTCTGTAAGTCCTTGTGAGGTAGGTAGTTCTCTTGATGCTGTTTTAAGTGACTCTAGTATTAATGTAAGTCCACTTAGGTCGTCCGATAGTTGATTGTTCTTTTTAGCTCTAAGGTATCTGCCGTAATCCGCACAGAACGCCATCAATAAATTTACTGGAACCGCTGCGCGATAATCCATTCCAAACATTGTGAAGTCTTTTACCTTATCTTTGTTCTTTCTCTTCTGGTCAGCAGTCATCCAAGCATTTGTGCCTGTGGCTTTACCCATATAACCTGCGGCAAACGCTGAGATACCTAAAGATAGTTGTATCACAACATCAGTAAGAACTTCTTTGTTGTGATTTATTCTACGATACTCTGCTCTATCTATACGATTATCTAAATTAATAGATTCTAGTTCTTTGTCTCTTATCCATTGTTTACTTTCAGTCGGTCTCCCTGCTTCTAGTTTGGCAATAACATCTTTTCGTTTGTTAGTTAATTGCTTTTTGATTCCTATATAGGGATTACCCAAGGCAGGTATGTCCATCTTACTAGCTCCTAAGACACGGAACGGATTTGCTAAGGTAGCTGATTTAACAACCGAACGAACGCCAACTTTATAGAAGGGCATAAACAACTCAATGATTGCACCAACAACCATACGTTTGCCATCTCTATCGTCATTCAGCATACCTGAGATGGGTTTGATTAAGATTTGTTCTGTTAAGTTTTGAGCAACATCTTCTAGGTCTCCGTGAGATGCCATCAATAATGCGTCATCAATTCTTGCAAAGTCCTCGGCTAGTTCATCAACTTGGGCTAATACTTTGAAACCATTAGCATCTCTTAACCAACTATTTAGGAGTTTATCAGAATACTCTTGAGCTTTTGCGGGGTCATTTGGATGGTTTAATAAGGCTTTCTTTCGCGACTCTAATCTAGCCGCTGCAAATCTAAGTTGTCTTTTAAAAGTAGCATCCACACCAATAATGCTTCTTGCGCCCCAACTTAGGAATGGAAGTATTTTACCTAGTGCCAACTTTTCGTTAGCCCATGCAATTGTTGCGTCTTGCCCATAAGCTGCTCGCTGTGCTGTTTGACGGGCATTAGTAACAACACCATCTAGACCCAGTGGGGTTATCTCTCTTGCGGCTGACATTTTAAAGTCATCTCCAAATCTAGTAGAGGAACCATAGCTGGGGTCTTGTCCTGTTTTGTAGGCTCTATAAAAGTGTTTCCACGTGTCTGCCTTAAACAAACCCATCATTGCTTCGCCAGCCGCTTCTAGTTCAAATGCTGCTGCTTGTGCTTCTAAATCAGTTTTAGCCATCGCCTTTGCTATGTAGGCTTTAGGAAATAACTTTATCATTTCAAATGCCCCTGTAGGTAGGGCAGCCATTGCGGAAGTAGGTGAGTTGACCATGCCTAACTTACGAAGGATACGTGCGGTTCTAAACAACTTTACACCAAAACCTGCGTTCTCCATCTCTGCTTCACGATACACATAATCGTAAACATCATCCCAAAGTTTAGCTTTAGCTTCTAAGCGTATCTGCTTCTTTTCATCATCAATGATTTTCTTTAAGCGTTCTCTGAATAATTTCTTAGCTGCTCTTTGTCGTGCTTTCGCTTCATTAATTTTCTTGTTAAGAGATTCTTTAGGTTTATTTCCTTTACCGCCAACTTCAAGTTGCATTTCGGCAGGGTCATTACGGGCAGCTATCTCAGCTAAACGAGCCACTTCTAGCTCTTCCTTAACAACTCTCTCCGCTTCACGCTTATACCTTTTAGCATTAGCAATATTTTCCTTAAGTCGTTTAACTTCAGGGTCTTCTGCTTTTTTATTTCCCTTGCTTCCTTTAGCTTCTTCAGGCGACCTACCAGAAATATTTGGTAATAGTTCGTCTAGTTGCTTCTGAAGTTTTGCAATGCGCTTATCTAAAGCAGAAACAATGGGTGATATTTCAGGTTCATCTACATCAGCATTAGAACCACTATCAATTTCTTCGTCCTTATTTCCATTTTTGTTATTAGGACTTTCTTCCCCTCTGGGTTGAGGAGTGTCTTTAGGAGTTGGGGTAGCCTCTGGGGTTTCTTTAGGTGTCGCTGGGGCTTCGCCTTCTGGCTTAGGAGTAGGAGGTGTGTCAACATCCGCGGGTTTAGATACTGGTTTTTTACCTTCTAATACTTTATCAGCAGCAGCAATGAAATCATCAACAGTATCAGTGCCATCTATCACGCTCCTCAATCTACGCTTGATTACATTCAAGGCATCTTTAGTTTGTTGATTAGCAAGAGAATATGTAGAGTTAGGAGCGGGACTAGAGTTAAGATTATTAGCTCTAATTGTTCTACCAGCCGCAGTATTTATTCTACCATGAACACTATCGAGCAATTTGATTTGCGTCTCAACATCCTCAAGAAGCCTTGCGATTGTTGGCATATCAATGTCGTCACCCATAAGTGCTAACTTCTCAATGGCAACGCCCATGTCATAATCAGCCGCTTCGTAAATTTTTCGTGTAATTCTTGTGATTTCGTCAGTAACACTGCCTTCATCTAAATTATCTACTGCGGTCTGCCACTTTTCCTCAAGCTCTCGTAGTAATCTATCTAATGTGCTTTCATCAAGAGCCTTATCAAGATTAATTGTTTCTTTAGGTTCATCTGTGTCGAGTGTTTCTTGATTCTCAAGTCGCTCTCTTTTCTCTCTAAGAATTGCTGGTTCAGGTTGGTCGATAGCTGTAGAAGGCTTGGTTTCATCGGCAGACAAGTGAGCGTCAGCTTTCTTGATGTCCTCAACCATATCTTCAAGAATTTCGAGGGCTTGCTCGTGTTCACCTTTCTTAATGGTCAAGTCATTAAGTTTTTTATTCTTAGATGGTTTATTTATATTCTGCCCAATCTTTTCAATATCTTTATTAATATCTTCGATAGCTTGTTTAGTTCTATCTCTAGCTCTTTCTGCTACGGTGGTTGCTTGTTTACGTCCCCAAGCTCCTGACTTTGAAAAGACACCAAATACTGAATTAAGACCCCCACCAGCAAGAGTGGATGTTGCATAATCCCATCCGTTTCGCTCTTCAATTTCATTCATTTGGAGAGCCAACTCTTGACGCATTACGGATTCTGTAAGTCCTAATACTGCTCCACTTACAAACTTAGGAGTGCCTTTAACTAATAACTCCCTACCTTTCCAAGCAGCTAAATCAACAACACCTTTCTTAGCGTTGTGAGTTGTTTCAGCTACAATCTTCAAAGGCATAGCCTTATTAATTTTATCTCCAATCTTAGCTAAAGCAAAAGCGCTTTCTACTGGCTGTGCAATCGTACCAAATACAGCAGAGCTTATAAGTTCACTGGAATGTATTCCTTCTTGAACTCCCATCGCATTACGAGTGCCTTGCCCAGCCAAGTTAGCTAACGCCCATATACCAGCTTCGGTAACAGCAAATGTACCTACTTGTGCAACTGCGCCCCAAGGGGTAAAAGATTTCTGCCACGTAGCTGCGTTGGCTACCCTCAAGGCTCTTAAAGAATTTAAAATCTTTTTAGAATTAGATACGGTTTGTTGGTATCTACCAGCACTATTAAGCTTATGGGACATATAAAATCCCCCACCCATTTCAACTATTGCACCTGCACCATAACCTTTTATTTGATGCCATGTGTCATTCTCTTCTGCTTCAGCAGCAGCGTCATAGGCAGTATTCTCCCAAGAAGTAGGGACAGTTTTAAGCTCCCTTCCTGTGCTAGTAACCGTGGGATTAATAGTGTCTATGACTTCTTCGTATTCACGCTTGCTGTCAGTTATAGGATTAAATGTAATTATATCAGCCATTAATATTTTTCTACTAGGTCTTTCTGAACATTCATAAACTCGCCATAAGTTTCAGAATTAAATATTCCGAAGTTTGTAAGAGTATCAAATGCTTTTTGTTCATCTTCTGTTAAAGTTTCGCCAAGCGTTGCTTTATTATAGGCGTTAAACCAAGCTACAGAGACTTCTTCAAGTTCTTCTATATTTCCAAACAAGCGCACTTCAGAATAGGATAAGCCCGTCTTTCTTAAATCTTCAGCAGCTTCAGGAGTGTAAGTAGGATAACCGTAAGCCACCATTGTAGCTTGAAGGGCATTTCTATCCTTATTATCTCTCATATCTTTGTAGATACTTTGAAACTCTTCTACATTTTTGTAAGCGTACTTCTCAGAAAACATACGTTTTTGTAGGAATTGCAGGTGTGGATATTTTTTAATATCTGTTTCATTCTTGATGCTTTGCTCTACAAATCGTTCCGAGGATGTTGTAACATCAAGTTTCTTAAAGTCACCAACTCCAAACTCCCTCATATTTGGTTTATCCGCTCTAAGAGTAAACTCAGAAGGGGCAACGCCTGTTCGTGCTGTGTTAGCATCTCTTCCTAACCCAAAGTTTAAGTAATCATTGTAATTAGTTTTAGCTTCAAACAACTGACCTAAGTTATTTGCATAATAATTCCTTAACTCAGATACTTTATTTGTTAATAGTTCATCTCTATTTTCATCATCAATGATAGTTAAAGCATAGTCTTCTAAATCCTGCTGAATCATTGGATAATAAGTATCAGAGTACTCATCAACAAATGTTGACCATTTAGTAGCCGCACCCTTTGTCTTAGTCTGACTAAAGAATCTTAAATTAGTAAATTCATTCTTGAGCGTTACCTTCAAAGAGTTTTCATTAAAGCCAGCAAAGGTTTTATTGTTTGCTGTCCAATCTAATTGGTGGGCTTCGTTATAAGCTTTTTGAACATCGTCAGGTACTTTAGCTCCTGCAAACCCTATATCTTCCATATATGACTTAGGCTTCCTGTATTTATTCATAGGAAGTTTAAACCAATCAACAGCACCTTTGACGGCATTAGTTTTTTGTATTTCAGTTAGTCCATTAACCAACCAAGGTCTTTGTACCGCTTCGTTAGCATAGTAATCTACAAATCCTTGAGCGCTTAAATTAAATATAGTTTTTGTATTATCAGGGACACCTATAACTTTTCCGTCTTCCCCTTCAAAGTCTAGCGTACCTGCCTCATTGAGAATAGTTTTTAACTGCTCTACTTTTTGACTACTTGTTAATTCACTATTATTAAACTTAGCAATTAATGTATCTACCTGTTCGTCAGGAATGTTAGGGCGTAACTTAGTTATTAAATCTTTTACTTGATTGACCGCACTCTCAGGAACTTCTTCACCTTTACCATACCCAGCTAAAGTTGTGGAGACAAAAGCAAAACTACGTGTTATTTGAGTTGCTATACCTCTAGTATCAACATCATCGTTATTCTTTTTGGCGGTTCTAATATTATCTTCAGCTTTTACAATTGTAGTTAAATCTTTACCAGCATATTTAGCACCCTTAAAGAACTCATAATTTTTTAGGGTATCAATTATCTCAAGGCTTTTATCATATTGTCCGTTTGTCGAATAGGCGTTTGCTTGAGCTATCATGTTAATTAAAAGCTCACTCTTCGCTTCAGATTTTGATAGGTTGGCGTCTGCTGTAACCTCCTCTACAAAGGTTTTAGCGGCTATTTTAATCTCGCCTCCCGCTTGTAGTGTTTTTTGTAGATTAGTTGCTTTGAAAGATATTATATCACTAATCTTATTGGTCTCATACATCTCCGTAGTCGTGGCAATTATCTCCGTCATCGTTTTATCACCAAACGCATTGATAGCCATTACACGATTAGGGTTGTTACCAAACTCTTCTTGAAGCTCACCTATGAGTGCTTGCTTCTCTTCTGTGAGAGCTGTGTCAAAAGCAGCATCATCAACGTATGCCGCTGGGTTAGCCGCTAAACTGGTAAACCGTTGGCTCATATTTTGCGCATTGCGAACAAAGTAGTCTTTAACAAGTTCTTCTTGGAACGCCTTGTCATACCCGAGCCACCTAGAAATCTTCTTGTCGTCCTCCATTGCTTCTTTCTTCTCAGCATCAGTCATCTGAGAGAAATCCTCTACGGCTTGCTTTTGTCCTATATTCTTAGCAGCCCCAAGCACTTGAGGAACTTGATTCAAAGCCCTAGCGAAGTTCAACGCTTGGTTTGTTTGGGGCATCGCTTGAACTACCGTTCCGCTACCTCTGGTCTGCTGAACAGTGGGCGCTAAGGTAATCTCAGAGGGGTCGTAGCTAACTTGTACGCGCTCATCTGAAGAGCCTAGCAGTGATTTTAGAGTTTGTTTAGCCATTCTTATTTAAGTGTTCCATATGTTGATAGTCCTGTTTGTGCGCCACTCACTAATGCACCTGCGTAGTTTACTTCTTCGATTGGGCGATTGATGCGTAACATATTATTAGTAAATCCTAGTCCTGCATCTCTAAGTGAAAGCTCACGTCTTACGTCTAGCATTTGTGCTTGGGTATTCACCGAGTTATTATACATCGCTTCCTTACGAGTTAAGTCATTCATAAGTGCATTTACGCTAAGTCCTGCAACACCTGCTTCACCTGCGGATACTCTAGCAGTAGCTCTAGCTTCCCTAGCTTTTGTCTTATTAGCTTGTAACTTCTGCGCCATAGCAACTTGCTCTTGGGCTTGCTGTGTACGCAATGAGGATACTTCATTGAGGTAACGCTGTCTCTCAACCTTAGAAGCATTTGCTTGTACCTTGGCTTGGGTCTTGGCTTGCTGTCGCTGTCCTTGTATCTGAAGACCTGCTGAGGCTACACCCATAAGTGCCGATGCACCAACAGCCGCTTGTGTAGCCGCTAAAGCTGTACCTGCTGCTGCTGCGGATGAGCCTGTTAAAGCTGCACCGATTGGAACTAGAACTGGAGGACACATATATTATTTCTTTCTGTAAGTTATTATAAATTCGTAAAAGGGGTGATTATTAAATGATAGGGTTCGCGTAAAGGTTGCACCACAAAACTTGAGCCACTTAATGGCAGTTCTATTTTCTTTATGAACAAAGTTAAAGGTTGCCCCATAGGGTTTAGTTAAAGACTGAGTTACTTTGCGAGATGCTTTAATGAAGTCGTAGGCTGCGTCATGGACAGCATCAGTTCCTAGCATCCAAATATACGCCATATCAATGACTTGTCCAACACCAAGCATGGCAATAGGGACATCACCACCGTCAACAATAGTAAGGGTAGCATCATCAGTTTCAAAAGCTCTATGCAAGGATTCCTCTGGAGTGCTGCCCATACAGGCAACTTCAAGTCTATCCTCTTTGCGTATAAAGGGAACGATGTAGTCAATATGGCTTTTCTTTGCCTTTATTAACTTATGTGTCCCTTGCTGAAATACTAGGTTAGCCATATCGGTTAGAACGCGAGTGAACAAAGGATTCAAACTCAGCACTCTGGAAGTTACTTGGGAGTGCGCTCTCGTTCTCAATAGTAATAATTGTATCCTGTGCTTTAGTAAGTATAGGGAAGCGATAGAAACCTGTGTCTAAGTTGAGAGTTCCCAATATGGTGGAACCTACAACATCAGGGGTAAAGACATTCTCATAGGTATTACGGAACTTAGGAGTCACCTTGACCTTAAAGAAAGCCGTCTTGTCAAAGTATATAGAGCCATTGCGAACCATTAACTTAGCAGC